CAGTCAATGTACCTGCAATAGCGGTTCCTTTTATTATAAATGTTCCCATTTCTATCTCCTTAAAATTGTTAAAGTTTCTTTATCAAAATACGTCATTAAATCTTGTTTACTTACACCAAATTGTTTTGCAGCTGTATTGACATTTTTCTCAAAATTAGCAATTACGTCTGCGTCTTTATCTGTTGTTCTAAACACCATATCAACAGCACGTTTCATTTTAGGCGTAAGTTTATTGTACTGCCTAGTACGCTTATAATCGTTGGCTTCAGTTATATTATCTTTAATAAAATTACTGAGCCACTTCATCACTTGACGCCTCTGGTGTTGCAGGAGTTTCAGCACTTATATCATTACCACTAAACACATTTGCTTCTGGAGCGTCTGCGCCTTGTTGTCCTGTAAATGCCGATCTTGCCACATCAGTTTTTGCGTCATCTAAAGCAGACGAAACTTTATCAGCAAGAGCATTTTTTAAATCTTCTCCTGCTTGTTTGTTGTCTCCACTTTGTAATGAATTAACAAATTTATTTAAATTTTCTTTACTCATTATTTATCTCCTAATGTCGGTTTTTCTTTTTTACCATCATCCTCTTTTTCTCTAGGCGTAATGGGGTTTTCTTCGGGCTGACTTTCAGCACCTTCTTCTTCAATTTGATTATCAATTTCTTCTTGTTCTTGTTCATTTTGTTTTAATATTTTTGTTCTAATGTAATTGTTAGAGAAATACTTACCAACGTAACCTTCTAATTGTTGAGCAAGTTGTACTCTTTCTCTCATCATTTCGCTGTGTTTTAATTCAGCAAAGTAACCATCTTGTAAGAAAGTATATGTTATATCTCCCATCATTGAATCCCATTCTTCAGGTGCAATAACACCTTTTAGAATTAATTGTGTCTTCAATAGATCATGGAATAACATTGTAAATTTCTTTCTTAAACGACCTACAAATTTAGTAAATTTAACTTCATCCCTACTAATTTCTGCAGCTCTACCAAGATTGAAACCTTGACCACCTTCTAATCTACTAATAGGTATGTTTAGAGAACGATATAGTTTCTTTTGGAAGTATTCTATATCTTGTATTTCACCTAGGTTTTGACCACCAGGTAATGTAGTGATTTCAGTTCCTCTCCCACCTTCTCTACGAGGTAACCAAAAGTCTTCTAACATACTCATATAGTTTCTGTCATCTCTTATTTCACCTGTAGAAGCGTCATATACTAACTTGTTTCTATATCTTGCCATAACATCTCGTAAGTATTGTTCAGCCTTGATTTTAGGTAAGTTACCTACATCAATATAGAATATTCTTCTTTCTGGTGCACGAGCAATTCTGTATATTACAACAGCGTCTTCAATCATTCTTAATTGATTGACAGGTTTAATTGCCTTGTGTAAATATGATAAAACTTGATTTTGTTGTTGGTCTACTAGTCCTGATGGACAATAAGCAATAGCGTCTGTTGCTATTCTTAACCCACCTGCGTTAGATGTAGCAGTCGGGTGTATTCCTCTTTCGTTGAATATATAATATTCCTGAAATTTATTCTCAAAAGCAAATGAAGATGGCATACCATCTGTTCTTTGTTTTCTTATTTCTCTAATCTTTTTGATTTTTCTAGGATCAATATATCTTACTTCAGTTATTCCTAGTCTTGGACTTTCTTTATCAATGATCTTATGGTAATATACTCTACCATCTACATACCATCTTCTAAAAATGTCGTGGCCTTTTAAATCAAAGTTTAATAACTTTAAAACTTCAGTAAAAGACTCTCTAATTTTCTTTTTAATTGAGTCACTATACTCAATCTTACTTAAATCTACTTGTACAGATTGTTGATTTTCGTTAGATACAATTGCCTCAGATACTATATCCTCAATTGCAAGATCACACTCGGGATGGAGTGATACCTCTCTATATCTTCTTATTAAATCTAATTCGTTACGAGCAGTAACATCAAACCCACCATAAGACGCAAAAAACCCACCAGCGGGGACGGTTTGTGTACCGTCTTCCGCTTGAGGTGGAACTATATTTTGTCTTGGATCGGTTGAGGGACCTTTCAGTCGCTCTATTTTAAACCCAAACAGTTCAGCCATAATTTAGTTTCTCCTATTACTAATACTTATAATGGTATTAAGTAGTAGTATTTGTTTCAAAGTATTGGTATCTATGAGTAGCAGTAAAACTTTCTACGGTATTATTGTCCCCATAAGATAGCGCAATGTCATCCAGAGTTGTTGGAAACATTCCTCTGAATGTGTATGATTTAATCACGTTACCATTTCGGTCTAACTGATCAACAAATGCGTCAACTTGATAATCAACAGGATTTACTAATCCTTCGTTATCTGACATATTATTGATACCATTTAACCATCTCTCGTATGCGTTTCTGATTAAGAAGTTAGTATCATTTAGAATAGTTGTAGTCCATGTAGCAAATGTTCTATCACCTGCAACATATAACTCTCTTCCTCTAAATGGTATTGCAACTTCCGTTACAGTCATACCAGGTAAAGATGTTGATGTACATAAGAAAGACATGTTTTCAGTCTCCCCACCAACAGCAGCATAACCTGGGAAAGGCATTGTTACTCTGAATTGATTGGCACGAGCACCACCGCCTCTTAACTTAGCTTTAAAGTCATTTATATTTGGCATGTGTTTATCCTCCTACCACTTCTTCAAATGCAACACCTGATCTTGTCGCAACGAATTGTAGTTGTATAAAGTTAATTGATCTATTTGGTTTAACAAATATATCTGCTCTAAACTCATTTCTATCAACAACAAGGTCTGGAGAGTTATTTGTTTCGTCACAAACTACTGAAAAGTCTGTAATACCTCTTCTACCTTGTACATCTCTTAGGAATGGTTCAACTATGTTTCTAAATTGAGCTCTTGTAAACTCGTCATTAAATTCAAATAGTTGAAATTTAGAAGCAGTTGATATTGCTTTCTCCAAAGTAATGAACAATCTTCTTACGTTTATTCTATCAAATGCACTCGGCGTTGATAAACCAGTTTTATCACCAAACAAGATAGTACCTTGTCCTGGCATTGTAACAACTGGATTAATTCTAGCTCTGTACAATTCATCTCTTTGTGTCTTGTTAGGATTGTAAGCAAGTTTAACTACGCCTCTTAATACTCCTCTGTTGAAACCAGCAGGTGAGAACCAAGAATCTGCGATTAAGTCTGTTCTTGCAGCCAATCCAGCAGTATCTCCGTTAAGAGGTACATATCTGAACAAGTCATTGTATTTGTCGTATGTATATTTGTAACCACTATCAAATACTATGTATGAAGATGATCTAATACCATCAAAGAAACCTTTAACGTTACTTGTCTGTGTAGTAGAGTTTGTAACATTAACAACGTCTGATCTTTCAGGAGAAGCAAATACTACTGCGTCTTTTCTGTTTTCAGCAATTGTTATTAGGTTGTCTATGTGTGTAGCGTCACCTTTACCAGCAATAATTAAGTTAACATCAACTGTATCACCGTCCTGATATTTTTCGTATGCAGTTTTTAATTCTGCATTAGAAACAGTAGAACCATCTGAACCATCTATAAGTGATCTAGTAAAAGGTAATGATAAAGCAGTAAATGTTGTACCAGAAGCAGCTTGTCCCCAATTTGATCCTGTTGCAACGTGGTCCATCCAGTAAATATATTGACTTCTATTGTATAGAACATCAACATAATAGTTTGAATCACCTTGTGATGTTTTAGCGTCTGAAGCTTTAGATACGTTTGAATAAACCTCTAATACTTCACCAGCAGTACCTGTGATTGCACCGTCTTCGTCTATTACGACAATGTGCATTTCATCTCCTGAGCCTGATCTAGTTGAAGCGTAAGATGAAGTACCTGGAGCAGTATCTACTAAATCGTAGTATCTCCATCTTCTTCTTACAGCAGAACTGTCTGCTACAGCAGTATGTAAACCACCTGTACCTGAAGGATGTCTAACGAAAGTTAAGTCGTTTGTATCCACAGCAGTAACTCTATATTCATGTCCCCCAGCTTCGCCAAAGTTAACGATATCGCCTACAGCAAAGTCTGTACCTGAAGTTAATGTAATAGTTGTATCACCAACAGCTGTTGATGAATCGTTTATTGTTGTTTTTGCAGCCATCTCATATGCGTTTGCACTTGGACAGACTGATACTGACAATGAATTACCCCATGCGCCTGCTGTTCTAGCGGCCCATTCGCCAACGTTAGCAGAACCTGTGTTGTAAGGTCCAGTACTACCGTCACCGTTTTGGTAATGATCTGTATTTTTTATTTGTAAAGCAGTACCAGAAACTACTGCGTTAACACTTCCAGAGTTTGCAGCCCGTACAACTCTTAAACTTGATGAGTATTGCAAGAAACTTGCAGCACTAAAAAAGTATTCAAAAGTATTTGAGTCAGGTTTACCAAACGTTTCAATCAATTCTTTTTCTGAACTAATAGATGTTACTTCATCCATAGGTCCTTGACTGAATTGTCCTGCAACAGCACCGATCGTAGTTGCTACTGCTGGAATAACGTTTGTTAGATCCCTCTCTTGTACGAGTACACCTGGTGAAACTTGAAATGCCATATGTGTTCTCCTCTTATTAGCTAATAGGTATCATTAATCTCGTTTATATTTATAATATATCACCTTTTCGTACGGTCACTGGCGTCCATCGTTCACCAGAATCGTCCTGAAAACTCTCGTCTTCTACACCATCATTCACAAACCCAAATGGTGCCATATCTTGTTCTATTGCGTTTTGTTGTTCTTCATACATTCTAGCACGTACATCTTGGTCAGTCATTTCTTTAAAATATCTTTGATTAGTGATCCATGCAAATATAACGCAACACATAACTAAATCATCATTAGAACCTTCTTCAGCCTGCCAACCACT